GAGCATATTCCCGAGAGGGATAGCCTCGCTTGTTCCGACGCCCGCGTTGAGCGCAAAAGATCTCATTGCGGTTTCTTCGTCAGCTCCCGCTATCTTGGCTCGACGATAACCCTCGACGCCACCCGACGCCGCCCCTAGTCCTGCAACTGCTACTAGTGCTGGGACTCTAGCTAGTCCGAGTGCTGCACCCCCGGCTAAGAATCCGGTAGCCGAGCCTAGAGCTTGAGGCATCGTGCCAGTTCCGAATCCGCTTTCGACATCTGGATCTATCTCCCCTATTAAATCCTTAACACCTTGACGCAGTGCCGTAGCTAATTTGAATGGGACAGTATCCTCAGCCGACGGCAGCGTAGAGATGTTAAGGATGCCTCTGTCTGCCCTATCTGCAAGCTGTTCACCTGGGGACTTGGCTCTAGCTAGAGCTTCGAGGGGTGATGCTAGTCCTGACTCCACTACACTGCGAGCGAAGAGCTTGCCCATGTCCTTTGAAATCTTGCCTAGCTCTCCCAGCATCGATGGCTCGGGCTCGCCTTGAAGCTCTAGCTTCTGTTCCCGTAGCTCCTCGCCTCTCTCGAAGCGATTGAACTCGTCTTGAAAGTCTGGATCTCTCGCTAGGTAGGCAGGCGATCGCCTTCCGAGTGCTAGGACTAGCTCGCGATCAGGGCGAGAGTCGTAGGCTGGAAACTTCGCTCGATACCTAGTCAATACTTCACTCATCAGGGGAATAGGTTATCTGGGTCAGTCGGATCGAAGTTGAGAGGTGTGTTGTCGATGGGTTTAGCCCCATTCAAAGCATCATTACCGTATGCCTCTTGGATCAGTTGAAGTTCCTGCTCACGAGCCTTAGCGGAAGCTTCCTCGATGGCTTCGACACTCTTTTCTGGTTCTGCCAAGAGACTAGATTCCAAGACTGCCGTAAGATTGGTTAGCTCTTGCCTGATTGCTCGGAGCTTGGAGTCAAAGACTGCTTGGTCTCTGTCAGACAGACTCGTCAGCCCTAGTCTCCGCTGATAGACTTCGGCAGCTTCCGTATCACCTGACAAACGAGCGTCCACCAGACTCCTCATGTCTTTTCCTGTTGCTGTGAGTGTCCCATCTCCACCTCCGAAGCTATACGAAGCTCCAGACGGATCAAACTTGACACTACTTGGCGGCTCACCTGTCTCCTCTGCGTAGGCCGTAACCTGAGCCATCATATTTTTGAATTGGAGTTCGCTAGCTTCCACTTCTCGTATCCCTTTTACTCGATTGAAAAACTGCTCGACAATCTCGTTGCCCTGAGACGTGCCGTTGACCATGCCCATGAGATTCGGGATGTCCTTCTCGTGTGCGTTCCTTGCGATCCAGGCTTGGTAAGCTTGAGTGAATTTCGTGTCTTGCTCTTGCTCTGCTAACCTGACGAGCTGCTTGGCTTGACCTTCTCGAACTTTAAGGCCCATCGAGACGTTCGCTATGCGAGTCTGCTCTTGCTCTAGGTCTAGTCCGACGTCGCGTTGGTCTAGCTCACGGTCTCGTTGGGCTGATTGGTAGCCTTGCACGAAGAAATCGCCGAAGGGTGCGCCTCCGCTGACGTTCTGGGCTTGTTCTAAAATCTGTGCTACTGGATCAGCCATATCATTGTCCTGGTGGTCGGATAGTGCCCACTTGCCCGAAAGTCTGCGCTGCGTCGGGTGTCGAGTTCACTGCTCCGCCGCCTGCTATGAGTGCTTGGCCTGCGGCGAAGGCTCCGATCTGCCCTACGGTTTGGCCGAACTGGTTGATACCTCGTCCTATCGAGGCTTGGAGAGGTGACGGTGCTGCGGTGACACTAGCTGCCGCCATGTCTCGGCTAAATTTCTGTCCTCTCCCGTTTTGTTCTATAGTATACCTCTGCAAAGGGGTGAAGAACATTGAGGATATGTTGAAAGTGCTCGGACTAATCAAACTAGAGAGGGAGCTAAAATTCTGGAGTCCAGTCTGCTGAAGGCCAAGGGAGGTGAGCCCTAAGTCTCTAGCGGTTAGGTTGCCTCCTAGCTTGCTGCCCTGGAAGCCTCCTCTGAATCCTGCTGCGGCACTCGTGCGAGCTATCTGTTGCCCGACATCAGTAGGGATCTCGCCACGGAGGAGAGCTGCGATGTTGCTGCTAGCTTGGCTGAGTTGACCAGGAAGACCTGCTTCTAAAGCTGCTTTCTGATTCCTGATGTTGGCTAGATTGACTTCTCGACCTAGCTGTTCCGTGGCAGCTAGGCTGTCTCTGTTGTCTCGGATCGTGTCCGTCTGTATCCGCTTTGGGTCAGCGAGAGTGAAAGCTGGTATCTTGGGCTTGCTTCCGCCTCCAAGGAGTCCTCCTAAGATAGACCCGCCTGCTGACGCTACCCCTGATATTGCTAAAGCTGCTCCTATTCCTATTGGCATGATCTTAAATTGGGTTAAAGACTCCCATTCCTCCAGAGCCCCCGTCTACGTGTTTGATATCGTATTTTGCTCCTGCTCCACTGTAAGCTGAGAGTTCCCCGTCGATCTCTCGAATCGCTTTGACTTCCAGACTCTCCGCTTCTTGGAGTCGGTTCTGTTCTTCCCTTTGTATCGCCATGCACATTGTTTTGATCGCACCGAGATTGTCGATGATCAGGAAGTCGTTGTCAACCGATACGGGAACGTGCCGTAGCCTCGCGAGAACGGTGAGAGATTTATCCTCGCAAGAGGAGGTCGCTGACGAACACGTCCCGTAATTCGATAGACCAGGGAAGAGCATCTTCCTGTAGGTCGGTAAAGTCTCGCTGGGCTCGTAGGCCCCTATCTGTTTCTGCTCGATGGAGGCTGTCGAGTCCCAAGTCCACATATCAACTCGACCTGAGGTGACTGGCTTGACGATCTTGACGACCTTCGTAAAAGTGTTCGTGGTGTTGACAGCTGTCCCAGCTAGGGTGAGCTGCTCGCCATCTGTCCAGACTCCGCTGACCTTAGTTCGTATCCATTGAGCGTTCTCGTCGTAGCCCATAACGGTCACAACTAGGCCGGTATCCTCCGCCGCTGTGCTAGACAGGGCTCGAATACGTCGGTTGAAAGCTATCGATGCTGTTGCTGTGGCTCCGGTTCCGGCCCCTCCGGTGAAAGAAATTGTTGGTGCTGCTACGTAGCCCGATCCGCTATTGGTGATCGTGACGACTGTAACCGCTCCGGCTACGACGGTTGCTGTGGCTAGTGCTCCAGCTCCGGTCGTGTCGGTCGAGTCGTTCGTTATGACGACGGTCGGAGCTGTGGTGTAGCCGCTGCCACCCGCTGTGACCGCGATTGCCGTGACGCTCTTGCCCGAACCCACGTCGTTGAAAGTTGCTGTCCTGCCGTGATCGAGGAGTTCGTTGCCTATGGACTTGTCGCCACTGTAGAGATAAGTGCCATTGCCTAGAAATTCGTGCCAGATCGGTCGGACGATGCCTGGAGTGTCGCATAGTGCGAAGCTCTCGACGGTGCGGATCTGACGAGGGAGGACAATGCAGCTCTCGTTTATGCAGAATCTGTAACGGACTAGAGAGCCGACACTCTGGTTAGGCCGGTTGAGCAGTCGTTCTTGAGCCTCGTTCACTAGGTCGGTGACGCGGGTGTCCGTAGAGCACATCCCGAGGGCTCGCGCTACCGTGGCTTTCGCTGCTCCTAGTGTTAGAAAACTCATGTTGCTGTGTAGTTTGTCCTAATTGAGCGTTTAATCCAATAACCAACTCTATAAGGATTCATGGAATCAAACGCCTCGCCGCTGGTGCCTACGATCTCGTTCGTCCTGAGTCCCGCGTTGTTGTAAGTCTCCGTCGTAGCCTTTGTGTGTCCAGAGTTCTCGTGATAAAATGCACTCGACTCTTCGCTGGGGTCTGCCGGTGTGATGCCCCCTGTGCCTCGAATGTAGGCGATCCCGTCGTGAACGTGAGGCGGCGTGTTGTTGTCGGCTAGAGTGAGCTGGTCCGCTCCACCGTCCGTGTTCGGGACTGTAACCGTTCCGCTGGTTGGCAATGCCCCCGCGTGAAGCGGAACTCGGCCTATAAAATCTGTGTCCTCAACCCACATTGGACCCGTGTTTAGAGCTACGGTTCCCGCTGCTCCTCCGTCAAACGTCACCATGTCGGCTATCGAGCCTGTATACCAGTATCGAACCTTGCTGCTAGGTGAGAAAGGATGCTTCGATATCCAAGCAGAACTTCCGGTGTCCCACCTGTAGAACCTGCTGTCGGCTGTGTTCATCCAGAGCTTGTCTCGATCCGTTGCCGGAGGTTGAGAGGCTGATGTGATGATCACTGTGAACGACGTTGACGATAGTGAGACTGTGGCCCGCGTCAGCATGTCGTTATTGAGCGTCTGCGGGCTAGCAGGGTAGCAATAACCGTCTGGGAGCGTTCCCGGTATGATCTTTAATGTCGCGACTGCCATATTAGGATGCGGTTATGTAGCTATAATCGTTGTCTGGGCAACCTGTCACACTCGTGGCGGCTGCTGTGTCGGTTGGGCAGGCCCCCACGAACTCTTCAGGTTTCTCCATCCCCTCTAGACGGAGGCGTTTGATCTGAGCAAAGCCCGTGATCTCGATACGCATCGCGAAGGTGTAGCCATCGGAGATCGGCTTCTTCGTGACGGTATCGCAAGTGATCGACATCTCAGGAAGCCTGACTCGTGATCGGTATTGCTCTCGGTAGTTGAGTGGTGTGGCACATGGGACTAGGTTGCAGTCCTGATAGGTTGCTTGCTCTTGCCAGCTGTGATGAGCTTGCCAAACGGGTTCGGCATCGGCTCGAAATTTAGTCGTAAAGTCTACTTGCCCTGTCAGTCGGTCATACCAGATCGAAGCGGTTCGCAATCGTTTGTAGCTCCAGCCATCGTCGTTGAAGCGATAGGAGGGCGTTTCGATGACCCATTCAATAGGGTTATCTTCCGAGTCGAACTTGTCTGCCTTCGATAGCTCCCACATCTCGATGGTGTTATCATCTGGGTTGAGCGTGAAGAGGTAGCACCTGTCTGAGTCGGGCTGATGAACGATCTGCAAGACTAGGAGACCGGTCCAAACACCCTCCCAGCTAGGCTGAGATCGGCTGAACATGCTAGAGACTGGGTGAAAATCTAGGGCAATGATGCCCTGGTGGACGTAGCCGTGAGCGTTTCCGCTGGTATCGACGTAGCGATATGGTGCTGCGAGCTGGAGGAGCCGGTTATCGAATAGAGCCGCGCTGCCGAACTTGAGAGCCGGGACATTATCGTCGTTCAGAGTTCTAGAGACCTCAGCCGAGAGCGGGGTATTGACCCACGTCCCGTGATCGCGCCGAGCTATCGAGAATGATCGGATACCGTCAGAGGAGCGAAACCAGATGTCACCGTTGACGTTGATCGTCGAGGTTTGGTTGACCGCTCCGGCTGCTAGGTTTGAAATTGTCTGTATCGGGGAGCTAAGATTCTGCCACTGGTCGCGGTCGAACGGAGCATCGATTGATATGACGCCCTTGGTGGTGAACACCTGGAGCGGTCCCTGCCCTGTTGTGGTGTCTTGAATCGCTATCGAGCGCATCGCCACGATGTCTCCAGCGTCTTCACCTACCACGAAGGCTCCGCCGCCGTTGAGGAAGGTGTTTTCGGTGAACGAGAGTATGTCCTTCGTCGATTGAGTGAGCGAGTAGGCTAGATCTCCAGCAACAAAGCTATGCTTATCGGGGAGCGTTACCCAGAGACGTCCCTTGTTGTAGGCCATAACTGTCCCGGTAGGCACTTCAACCCCACCTGTAGCACCGCTCGACTCGGATAGTCGCAGAGCTGACCCGTTGTAAATCATGGGCCTAGAGGAGCCGTCTTGAATGATTAGGAACTCTTCGGCTCGGACCATCCACACCTGCTCGATGTTATCAGGGTTGTATAAGCCGGAGACGGTTGAGAGATCCGTCACCTCGAGGGTGCCTAAGTCTATGCGAAAGATTCTTCCCGATATGGACGCTACGATGTAGGTCGCACCGTTCGCATCAGTGTAAGGGCTCGCACCTTGCCAGCACCCGTCTTCGAAAGCTGTTTTAGCTGCTGTGTCCTCGGCCCCGTTCTCGTCTAGAAACCTGAGAGGGCTGTCCTTCCAGCCTGGGCGACACTGAGGGTAGCCGTTACGGGTGGTGCCATTGACCATCCAAGAGAGCTGATCCGTTGCCACAGCTTCAGGATTGAGAGCAGTGTTAACCCCACGAGTAATGACATTGAAGCCTGCATAGGTTCCTAGCGGATCGGCTATCACTTAAGCTTCCCTCTCTGCTTCTCGGTCTCCCCTAGAACAGCTAGGAGTTGTGCTTTGAGGGCTGTGTCCGTGGTAATGGTCGCTAGAGACCTAAGAGAATTGGTTGTCGCTCCCAGTGCTCCGTCAGCAGCTCGCCCAAAGTGAGAGAGCTTAGAGAAGAACATCCAGACAATCAGAAGAAAGCCTAGACCTACACAGCCGACTAGAATTGAAATGCCTAGTGGCGTAGTGAGAGAAGCTGTGATATCTTCCTGAGACCCTGCGACGGATCCCGCATCGTGAGTCAACTTAATCGACTCTTGAAACGGCGAGTTCGCACCAGGCAAACCGGACGAGGTAACTCGCTCGATCATCAAGTTCTGACTGTTGGCAATCGACTCCGTTGCTTGAACCGACTCGGTGCGTTTCTGTGGAAGCAATGAGGAGGCGCATCCGGCAAAGAGAGCGATAGATATTATGACCAGTGCGAGTTTCATCTAACGATTGATACCACGAGATCCTTGAAAGTCTCGTTGGAGACCAGAAGGAAGATCAAAACGAAACTCCCTAGTGCCTCTACGATTCTTACTCTTTTGCTCTGAGCCTGCATCCTCTGAACGATTCCTAGTATTCCTTTGCTATCATCTCCGACGATGGCGAGAGTCAAATCGTGCAGCTTCGCGCTGCTCTCTTGTTGACCTGCCTGTAACCCCGCTAAAACCTCTTTGAACTCCCTCATCTCACCTTCTTCTTCTTTGTTCATAAGTCAGTGAGTCTCTAGTGAATCTTAGTCTTGAAAAGCTACGCTGATTTGAGTCGATTGCATTAGGTTAGTTGAACTTGCTTAGGATGTGCCAGTTCGCGTTATCAGAGATTATGATAGCTCCGGCAAGAGTCGTGTTCAGGGCTA